CTGGGGAGAGTCACATATCTGTGACTTCCTCAGGAGAATACGCTCATCCGATATCTGACGGTGGTCAGGCGGCGGGCGTTACTGATGCCATGAGAAGAATACTTCTCGAGGTACCAGAGAAGACTTTTATGGAGGATACTCCATTTGGTCTTGCCAGTCACATAGAAGGAATACCTCTATGGAAGACTGTATTTAGAAGTGAAGTAGTCCAGCAGGACTACGACTTCTTACAGGCATATACCTTAGTAAAGGAACAGCCTGGTAGATTCCGTGGGCTTGATGAAGTCACTGGAATTCAACTGATGTACGTAGCGTGGAGAGAACTCCAGCCTACACCAGTTCTACGTGCGTCTGTCGTCCCAGAGATGGGCAACAAGGCACGTCATGTAACAATTTCAGACTATTGGCTGAACTTGTTACAATCTCCATTGAGCCATCTATTGATAGACTCAATGAAGTATCACCCTTCCGTCTTCTCAAGTTTTCACCGACAGGATCAAGCTTGGGAAGCCGTGAAGGGAATGTGTAAGTGTAAACAGCTAGAGCTGTTACCTACACATGCAGTGTTAAGTAGCGACCTACAGGACGCTACTAACGCTCAGCAATTCGGATTGACAAAGTCGATCCTTAAAGCATATATAAGTGGGGCGCAACTATCGTTTCGAGACACTTAGATCGACCTAGTCCTAGGCACAATAGGGCCTAGACTAGTACTTTTCCAAGACGACACTTCTGTGTTATCTAAGGTTGGAATAATGATGGGAGAAGCAATAGCTAAGCCATCATTAACACTACTCAATCTAGCGATTGAGGAATTAACATTCCTTCAGTACTGTGGTGCTGAAGATCTGTTATTTACAGATGATCCAGCTCCCTATAGGGACTGGAGGTATCTGCACATAGGAGGTGATGACCACTTAGCAAAGGGGCCCACCGACTATTTAGATCTGATAACTTATAATCATAAGTTAGCAGGATCTCACATAAGCCCAGGGAAGCATGGCTACTCTAGGCTATATGTTAAATATACTGAGAGGATTGTAAATCTACAAAATCTCCAGTATAAGAAACCTATTGACTTTTCCGACTATAGTCGGTCCATTATCGTGGATACAGTCAAGGTTAGACTTCTCGAGCGTGGTCTATCGACCATGATCAAGAAGGATAACAAGAATGTTGCGATTGGTAAATCACAACAACTTGGTAACGTGCTAGAATGGTTGCCTAAAGACAACCGTTTCTTCACGGAAACGAAGATAGAAAGTATTCGATCTCTCTTCGTTGAGCGTATGGGCCCTTTGTTACCTAGAAAGGCGACAAATCCGAGAGCATACGCTGCCATACACCTACCAACTAGCGTTGGTGGCTATGGATTGGGGATGTCTCACGAGTTACAAAAGTTTCTCAGAGATTCCCCTGAACCCCATAAGGGACTTATATATAAGTCCTTCAAGGGGGTTAACGTGAAGAAGGATCTAAGAGTCTTCAGATCCCTCAACACGAATACCTCTACCCGTGGCATTGAAGATATTCAAGAGCTACAAGAGAGGATCATTGGTCAGTTGAGTGATTACCCAAACATGATCAATGCAATTAGCTGGTCTGAGCTTCGACAGAAGTTTCCAGATCCAGATAATAATCCGCGCAGGGTTATCGCCACTGCGGCGGATAATGGCTATCTCTCGATAGAGGAGTTCGCCAAAAGAGCTACTAGAGGAAATATCTTCCAGGAGCTCTTAATGGGCACAAAGGAGCTAAAGCTCTTCAATACCCGTCCATACGTAAAGACTTATTGTTATAAGATCTGGCCGTATGCAGAAGAGGAGGGACTAGTTGCTATGGCAAGTCTAGCCGACTCTTTAACCAATTCAGAGATAGCTATCGCTATCAAGAATATGGTGCCAGCCTGGTACTTTGATATTAATCAAATGACCACGCTGGATCTAGGTTTCTGGGATCCGGAACATCCGGAGACAGAAACCTGGGATTTCCATGAGGATACTTATATTAATAAGTACACACAAGGACTACCGTCCTTATATGTTTCCCCTGGAAAGTTAGGTTTTAAGATCAATAGATCTTAAAAACTATTACGATTTGGACTTACTTGGTATCCCGAGGGAGTTCCAAAAATCCTTACCGCATAGTTCATGCATT